GGTGCAGCATGATGCAGGGCTACCGAAACCTTCCGGGGCGCTATGACGTGATCGCGGACAAGGAGGAACGCCGCGCGCTGTGGGACGGTCTTTTTCACGACGGCTTCCCGCCGCAAACGCTGGACGATGCGCGGCAGGTGCTGGTGTGGTTCCAGCTTTGGCGACGCGGGCAGGCTTTGTTGCCGATGATTGAACCGAAGATTATCAGCTGGGCAATGGACAGGGCGCTGGCCGCGTTGGACGAAGGAGGCGAGGCATGACCGGCGCCATCCGCTACGGCAGCGTATGCAGCGGCGTTGAGGCGGCATCCCTCGCATGGGAACCGCTTGGCTGGCAGCCCGCATGGTTCGCGGAAATTGAGCCGTTCCCGGCGGCGGTGCTGGCGCATCGCTGGCCGCACGTCGTCAATCACGGCGACATGACCCGCATCATCGACGGGATATTGGCGGGCGACATTGAGGCTCCGGATGTGCTGGTCGGCGGTACACCGTGCCAAGCGTTTTCTGTTGCCGGTTTGCGCGGCAGCCTTAGCGATGCGCGCGGCAATCTCACCCTGGAATTTGTAAGGATTTTTGATGCAATTGATGCTGTTCGCCGCCGGGGCGGCAAGTCCCCCGCCGTCGCCGTGTGGGAAAACGTCCCCGGCGTCCTCAATACCCACGACAATGCCTTCGGATGCCTTCTTGGCGCGCTTTGTGGGGCTGACGGGGCATTACAACCGGCAGGGGGCAGGTGGACGGACGCAGGTGTTGTGTCTGACCGGCGCGTTGTCGCCTGGCGCATCCTCGACGCGCAATATTTCGGCGTGCCCCAGCGACGCCGTCGTGTCTTCGTTGTCGCAGGTGCTGGAGCCATTGACCCCACCGAGATACTTTTTGAGCGCGCAGGCGTGCGCGGGCATTTTGAGCCGCGCAGAACGGCGGGGGAAGACATTGCCACCCTTAATGCAGGCAGCGCTGGAACACAAAGCGGCGGAATGACGCTGTGCATGGCTCACGGACAAGGGGGCGCTGAAATCCGTATTGACAGCGCGCCAACGCTGACGTGCAACCATGAAGCGCCAATCGTTGTTAATGGCCGTCAAGACCCATGTGTTAGCGATACCGCCTTTGCCCTCGGCTGCCAACACAACGGCACGGATAACGTGGTTTGTATCAACGGCAACATCATTAACAAATCTGCGGCAAGCGGTGGCAACGGAATGGGCGCAATCAAGGACGGTACTTGCTACACGCTGACGGCTACAGACCGCCATGCGGTGGTGCAAGGAGCAGTTGTGCGCCGTTTGACCCCGCGCGAATGTGAGCGTCTGCAAGGGATGCCGGACGACCACACCCGCATCCCGTGGCGCGGCAAACCTGCTGACGATTGCCCGGACGGGCCACGCTACAAAGCGATAGGTAACAGTATGGCTGTGCCGGTCATGCGCTGGATTGGTGAGCGTATGCGGCAGGTGATGGAGGTGGCGATATGACCGGCGCGATGTTGCGGAGCGGGGGCGGCATGGTTAAGCCAGTCAGCGACGGCTACGACGCCTGGTACATCGACCAGGTGCTTAACATCTGCCTCGCCCGCTGGCTCAATCCGGCCATCGTCCCGCAAATGTGCCGAGCGCTGGAGATGCGATGCGAGCGCAAGCGCGATCGGCAGGTGCTGATGATGCTGCGCAAGAGCAAGCAGCCGGCGGCGCAGATTGACGAGATTTTCAGGTTTATCGAGCGGCTTTTGCGGAGGTAGTGATGAAGCGGTTGTTTGTCCTGCGCGGGCAGGATGAGGTGTGGCGCAACCTACTACGCGAGATGGGCGAGCGTCTCAAAGACGGCAAGGCGCTTGCGGTCGAGGTGGACGACTACAAGTCCAACCGCTCCAAGGCGCAAAACGCGGTTTTCCACATGTGGGCGAGCGATGTCGCCAACGCCACCGGCGAGGCCAAGCACGGCGGGCGCCTCAAGTTGCAGTATTTCGTGCCGGTGCTATTGCGCGAGGATGCGAAATGGGCGTGGGTGTGGCGGCAGACGGGGGCGCGGTTGTCCTACGAGCAGCAGGTCGAGTTTTTGGGCGAGCCGAATGTGCTGGGCAGCACCAGCCGTTGCACGGTGGCGCAGTTCGCCGAGGCATTGGATGGGCTTTGGGCGGGCGAGGCGCATTTGGGTTTGCGCAACCCGCAGGATTTTGGGCTGGATTGGAGGGTGAGATGAGTATTGGTATTAAGCGCACGCCTGCCGATGAGGCGTTCTCCCGCTGTGTGCGCGAGCGCAGCAACTACGTCTGCGAATGCTGCGGCAAGGTCTATGAGCGTAGCAGTATGGGGCTGCATTGTTCGCACCATTTTTCGCGCAGTAACCGCTGCATCCGCTGGTGTGGCGACAATGCAATGGCGCTCTGTTTCGCCTGTCATGCGTGGTACGGCGGCAACCCGGTTGATTCCGGGGCGTGGCTGCGCGGCGAGCTCGGCGATGGCGCAATCGCCATCCTGCGCGAAAAGATGGCGCGGCGGGTCAAGGTGACGAAAGCGGAGGAGGCGGAAATCGCCGCCCACTACCGCAAGGAGCTGGCGCGAATGCAGGCGCTGCGCAAGCAGGGGGTTACGGGGCGGATTGAGTTTGTGAGCTGGCAATGACGTTCGCCGATGTTGAAATGAAACTGGCGCAGTACGCGCAATGGGCGGGCAATCCGCTGCGCCCGCTCAATTTCCCGGGGCAGTCCATCTATGCGCGCGCTATCCCCGACGAGATTGACGAGGACGCCTTGCCTCCGATTAGCGACGACGAGGCGCGAGTTGTGGGCGATGCGCTGCTGGCGCTGAAGCAGCATCAGCCGCAGTCGCATCGGGCGATTGAGGCACGGTTTTTCTTCAGGATGGCCGATGATGAAATCGGGCGGCGTTGTGGTTTGGGTACGCGCAAGCGCGTGCATGAAATCCGCCAGCGCGGCTATGCCTTTTTGCAGGGGAGGTTATCGGTATGAAGCTGCCTGGCAGGTTCCCCAAACTACCCAAAATGGCGGTGCCGCTTTTCTCGCCGGGGACTATCTTCCTCTGCCAAACGCGCGAGGAGTGGATTTCTGCGCACCGTGCCTTGGGTAGCACAGCGAGTATGTTGGAAAGGCGTGGCGCGGCCAACACCTTTCGCGGGCAGGGCGTGCCAGATATTTACCTGCTCGGCGTGTTTGACGGTGCGCCTGCCACGGCGGCGCATGAGGCCGCGCACTTGGTATTTGATATCTGCGCGCAGGCGGGGGTGAAGGTCGCACCCGGCGAGGCCAATGAAACTTTTTGCCATTTGCTCGATGCCGTCGTAGAATTTGCAACCCTCAAAATGAGGAAGCCGGGATGACCCGGCTTCTGTTTTTCAGCGTTTGCTGTCAGGCGTTATATGCTCAGGTTCCCAATGATTGCCCGGTTTTTGCGTAGGGGGCAATTTTTGGTTATCCTTGACTGTGGTGTAGTTATCGGTCTTGCCGCCACGTGGGCCGACTTCCCGATAGATTCCGCCGTCTTTCCCGGTATTTTGGCCGGGTTTCAGTTTGTCAGACATAAAGTCTCCTATAACACCGCGACATTGCGGCGTTTCCTTATTGGGGGGCAGTCTAGGATTTTTCAAGACCCTTGCACCCGCCGGGGCTTTTTTGTATAGTGGCTTCACTACTTATACAAAGCGGCTCCCGCATCCGACAACATTGCGGTTTTTTTGTGTCCGTGCTCCATCGTTCGTTTCGCATGGCTACAGGATTTCACCCAGTTTATGGCGGGTTTAGAGCGCCGAATACAATACCTTCGGGGAATAAGCGCCGCCGACTTTGTACGGTAGTTGAGACCCGCCGCCCATTTCGCGGCGACCATAAACTGAAATACAAAGGTGAAACCATGACTACGCAAAAACAAATTGCGCCTGCAATCCTCTCTTTCCAATCCCATTCCGTCCGCACGCTGGTAGAAAACGGCGAACTGCTGTTCAACGCCAAAGACGTGTGCGATGTCCTCGGCTATCAAAATTCCCGCAAAGCCATTGCCGACCACTGCAAGGCAGGGGGTGTAACGAATCGTTACACCCCTACCGATGGAGGCAATCAAGAAATGGCGTACATCAACGAGCCGAACCTGTACCGCCTCATCATCAAATCACGCAAACCGGAAGCGGAAGCCTTTGAAGCGTGGGTAATGGAAGAAGTCCTCCCCACCATCCGCAAGACCGGCGGCTACCGCGCCCCCAAAACCCGCAAGACCTCTCCCGGCGGTCTCACCCTCGAACAAGTCGAGACCATCAAGGCGCTGCACCGTGAGCTGGTCAAGGCCGCACCGAAAGACCAGCAAGCCAGACTGGCGATTACCTTGTGGTCGGCGGTGAAAAGCAAGTTTGGCGTGAGCTACAAGGACGTGCCGCCGGAACACTACGCTGAAATCCTTTCCCTGATGAGCCGCATTGCGATAGAGGGCGAGTTGTTGCCGCCGCCTGAACCCCAAGAGCCGGAAATCCCGGATTATATCGTCATGCTTCCCATCGACATCCGCAGAAACACCCGCTTTGAAATCGTGGTGCATGACGGGCTGGTCGGGCGCTATTATCGCGAGTATGTAACCGACAGTTGCGACTACGGCAAACCGTGGGGAACGCTGCTAAAGGCGGGCTATTGACGTGTCCGCGCAAGAAGTGTACCCTTTCAGGCACAGTAGGGTTGTTGCGTAAACAACCCAAAGAATATTAGCCCGCCCCGTGCGGGCTTTTTGTTTGTGCGGGTTGTGGCCAAAAAAGCGGCCATATTTTTTGCGAAATATCATGCAATCTGCTGATTAGATTTAGAAAACACCGGACATTTTTGCGGCCACGCTGAAGTGTTCCCCGCCCGCTCATGCGGGCTTTTTTATTGCCCGGAGGCAACTATGACCGTCATGAAACTGACCAAAGAACATCTCGAAGATCTCATCGCCGACGTGGGCTATCACCGTTTGGACGGCACGACCGTTACGATTTGCGCGCTGACGTTGCGCAGCGGGTTTGTGGTGACGGGTGAATCCGCCTGCCTTGACCCTGCCGGGTTTGATGCGGCTATCGGGGAGCAAATCGCCTACGAGAATGCTTTTGAAAAACTGTGGCAGTTGGAGGGCTATCACGTCAAGGCGACCGCGCCCGCTGACGACTGGCTTGACCGTCTGCGCATTGAGCGCGATGAACTCGCCGCGAAGGTGGACAAGCTCGCTGCTTTCCTTGAATCGGGGAAAATCTGCCAAAGTGGCGAGGCACATCATGCCCTGTTGGTGGCACAGCTACCGCATATGCGCGCTTATCTCGATGTGCTGAATCAGCGCATTGAGCTGGCGGAGGGCAATGATGAACGCTGATTTTCAAACCGCGTTGCGCCTGCTCGCCAGTCATGAAGGCGGCTGGAGCAACCGCAGCCGTGACGCCGACCCCGGCGGCAAGACGATGTACGGCATTACCCAGGACACCTACAACGACTGGTGTGACCAGAAGGGAAAACCGCACGGCGAGGTGCGCCATATCGCCTACGCGGAAGCCGCCGCCATCTACCGCGCCAACTATGCCAATCCGATCCGCTATGAAGACCTGCCGCCCGGCATCGGCTACGCGGTGTTCGACCTCGCGGTGAACGCGGGTGTCTCGCGGGCGGTGCGGCTGTTGCAAGAGGTGCTGGGCGTGCGTGCCGACGGCATCGTTGGCAGTCAGACGCTGGCAGCGGTGCGTGCCGCCAATCTGCCCGACCTCA